CTCCAATATTTGTCTAAAACAAGACGCTAAACGCCTTAACTCTTTATCCATGCCCTGCTCTATAAAACCTGTGAACAACGGGCGTCTATCCTTTGCGTGTTCAGCTTCGCCTGCAATCAACGCAAAGGTTTTGTTTTTTCTGCAAAACTCAAAAGTTATGTGTCCTATTTGAATATGCTCACGCTGCACATTTGGATGTATGCGTTTTGCTTTTAGCGTGTGCGTACTCATATATTCACTCCTTTCTGTCTTAAATCAGACGTAAACTTCTTTAACTCCTGACGCGCTCTAAACAAATCCTGCTTTACGTTTGGATGCGCGTCTAATCTAAACTCTTCGTCTTGCAGTCGATCAACTTCTCTCCTCAGATGTTTCAAGAGAGCTTGATCTGCTGGTGTAATAGTCTGCCTCATCTTCATCCTCACCTATAACTTCGCCAATGCCCTGACACATCTCACATGTATCAGTGACTGTATCTATGTAACCTACGTCACGCCCAAAGCCCTGCGACCTTTCCAGGTCATACTCAATATAACCATCACCATCACAATCTGGGCAAGTTACTTTGTTACTCATGTTTAACTCCTAAAATGGTGGCTCTTCATCTTCATATGATGGTGTCCAGACAAGCCGAACACCATGCATTTCTAATATAAAATCAACTATGTTGTGGGACCACATTGTTATGCTTGTCCATTAAGTCGATTGACCTGCATACATCTTCTATAGAAGACAGCAGATTTGGGTGTTTTTCCTCAACAAAAGCACGAAGCGCTTCCGCATTAGAAGCGGCGCAGTAGTACGCCTTTGAGTATTTTTCTAGTTTTGTCATATATCTCCCTTTCAGCTATTGACACAATATTGATAATATATTAGTTAGATATTGTCAAACTATTTTACGGAGAAGAAAATGAGTAATGAAATAAAGCCTGTGCTGGTATATCTGAGAAATGATGTAAACGAGGCTATCAAAGATTTTGCTAAGTCGAATCGATTGAGCAAATCAAAAGCAATCGAAGATGCAATTATCTTACATCTGCAAGAAAATGGCGAAATGGCTGATGGTAAACAGTCGTAATAAAGGGGCAGGCTTTGAGCGCGAAATTTGCAGAGCATTAGAGCTTGATCTAGGCGTAAAAGCAAAGCGCGATATAGAGCAATACAGAGCAGCAGACCACGGTGACATATTGGTTGATAACGAAAGCTGGCCTTATGTAATCGAATGCAAGCGATATGCAGGCAAAGGTCATACGTTTGCGCCTAGCTGGTGGGAGCAAGTTGAAAAGGCAGCAAAGGCAGTAGGGAAAGAACCAGTGCTTATCTATAAATATGACAGGCAACCCATCACAGTGGTTATGCGTCTGGAGTATTTAATGAAGGACGGCGCTTTACATGAAGAGAAAATTAGGATGGACTGGGAAGGCTTCATCTATGTAGCAAGGGAGAACTGGCATGACCACAATTGATTACGAAATGCCTGACTATGAGTATCACAACAAAGAACTGCACCCACACATCTCAAGCAGTGATGTAAAAACAGTTTACGGCAAATCATTGCTGCACTGGGCAGGGCAAGAGTATAAAGATAGCCCCGTCTTTGACATGGGTAAGGCTGTGCATTCGCTAATCCTAGAATACGAAAAGAAAGCCGTTGTGCGTGGCCCAGCGGATAGGCGCGGCAATAAATGGAAGGAAGCCAAGCAGTTAGCAGAGCAACAAGGTAAAATTATCCTAACTGAGCGAGATTATGACAGCGCTCTGGAAATAGCAGAAAGTGCTTTGCTAAACTCAGAGTTTCTGCGCGATATAATAAGCAAGAAAAATTTTATATCAGAAGCAAGCATATTCACCACATGCAAAAAAACAGGAATGCTAATTAAATGCAGACCAGATGGGCTTTTGGTTCCGCTAAAAGAAAAAACAAACGGTGTGATGATCGACATCAAAACCACTCAAGATGCAAGTCCAGAAGGCTTTCAGCGAGAGCTAAAACGCTACAATTACGATTTGCAAATTGCGTTCTACTTGTGGTGCATGAAGTGTGCATCTCTGCCATGCTCAGAAATGTATTTAATCGCAATAGAAAAAACGCCGCCATACGCAGTTGGTGTGCATGTGCTATCTGAAATTTACATCAAGCACGCAGAAAAACGAATGTTCCAAACCCTGGAAAAGATGAAGAATGCAGAAACATCTCAAGACTTTTCCACAGGTTGGCCCGAAATCAATCAAGTACATCTTCCAGCATGGATGGAAGATGACATGGATGATGCAGCATTTTAATTAGACAAAAAGGAGAATAACATGAAAATGCTTAATACAAATCAAGTCGTGTTCGAGGGAGTAACAGCAAAATATCCAAGGCTGAACCAAACTTACAAGTTTGACACGATGGAAAATAAAACTGTTCCCTGCAATCCATTGGATGATGGAGCGTCATATACGCTAGACTTTGAAATGAATAATGACGATGCACAGACTTTCATTGATAAAATTGATGAAGTCTATAAGGAAGCAGGCAAAGCTGACACCAAACGTAAATGGAAAGCAGAGCCAACATATACACCATACAAAGAAATAGACGGTGTGCCACAAGGTAAAGCAAAGTTAAAAGGCTCTTACTCAGGCGAAAAAACAAACCCACCAGTGCAAAAAGATGCAGACAGTAATAAACTACCAGAAGACTTTGAGCTAACCACGGGTAGCAAGGTCAATGTTTGGGGCCAGTTATTTGCATATAATACAGGCGCTGTGTCTGGCGTGGGCTTTAGATTAAAAGGTGTGCAAGTCCTAGAGCTAGCAGAACGTGCAGAAAATGATCCATTCGAAAGCACAGATGGATTTAAAGCAGAAACTGCACCTGCAAAACCCGAATCAGCAGGTGGTTTTATCGAGGATGAAATACCCTTCTAAGCAAAAAAAAGCCCCAGTTTTTACGCTGGGGCAGTTAACTAGACAAATATGAAAAATATCCAAACAAGGAATATCTAGGCAATGGTAACGCAAAGTATAGATAAAGGCAAGTATCCAGACCCCACATATAGTGAGTATGCACCACAAGTCATAAGCGCACTGAATTTAAAAAAGCATGGCAACGAGCATAAAGGGCCATGCCCTAATTGCGGTGGTGTTGATCGGTTTTGGCTGAGTGAGTATCAAGGGTTACTCAAAGTTAATTGCAGAAAATGTGGTGATTGGAAAAGAATTATTGAAATACTCAGAGACATGAAAATTTACCCAGATAAAACAGAGGCAGAAACAGTGGTTAGCTTTCCAGAGCAGGAAGAACTGCACCCATACCTTACACGCAAGAAAATCAAGCAACACAACGCAGAAATAGATGAAGGTGATCTAGTCATACCCATCATAGATAAAACAGGCAAAAGACAAGGTAGCCAGTTTATAGATGAAAATGGCGCAAAAAAGTTTAACTTTGGTCTGCAATACAAAGGTTGTTTTTCAGTTGTGAATGGACCTATCAAAGACTTTGCTTATATAACTGAAGGTTGGGCAAATGCTTGTGTATGCACAGAAGCAACAGGTAAACCCGTTATTCATGCATTAAACGCAAGTAATATAACAAATGTTATAACAGCTATCAAAGAAGCTAAACCAGAAGTTACTTTAGTTGTGGCTGGAGATAACGATGAAGCAGGACGGGCAGCTTGCCAAAAAGCATTCACAGAGCATGGCGTGGAAAGCATATTGCCGCAAACAGAAAGCTATGACTGGAATGATGTATGGCTAGCGCGTGGCCCAGATTTTACACGCAAAGCACTAGAACCACGCAATGTATTAGACGAGGTTATATTCCCAGATCAGGCTAGACCGCAATTAGACAACAAATACATTGCTAAAGGTTGGCTAGCAGAAAACTCAATTAGCGTAGTCTATGGACCGTCTAACGTGGGTAAGTCATTTTTCTGCATGAGTTTAGCTTATCACATAGCAGCAGGCAGGGAATGGATGGGCAATAGAGTCAACAAGGGCAGTGTTCTATATCTCGCTACTGAGGGCGGTGCAGCGTTTCAAAACAGGCTATTTGCACTGCGAGAAAAATACCCAGATTATGAAAACGTCAATCTAGCCGTTAGACCTAGCCC